GGCCGGGCGCGGTTCGGCAAGGCGAGGATGTTTTTTACAAAAGGAAGTACAGGATGAAGTTTAACATTGATGTTTCGAATTTGAGTTGTGGCGATGTTGTTGAGCAGTCGCAATGCGAGCAGATTATCGGATTCACTCGCAATGAAGACATGTACGGTTTCCAGTTTGCTGTTATGCAACTCAGCGAACACGTTCAACGATTGCTGTGGGCTGGTGGAAAACAGTTCACGGTCGTTACGGAAAACGGGTCTATTCGAGTGCTGACGCATGAAGAGGCGAGTAAGTACAACGCAGCTCGGTTCGATGGTGCGATTGCAAAGATGCGACGATGCCATAAGCGATTAACCGCAGTCGATTGCGGCGAGTTCGACAGCGAGACAAAGACAAATCACATGAAGTCTATTCTGAAGTCGTCGAGAATCTTGACGGCTATCAAATCGACACGAGCAACCGTTGAAGTCAAGGAGCATGTTTCTATTGTTCCGAAACGGTTTGTTAAGGGGTAACGGTAGGGCCGGTCATGGCTCGGCAAGGCAGGGCAGGGCTCGGCTTGGTGTGGCATGGTTTGGTGAGGAGCCACCATCAAGGCGAATAGGTTTGGTGGTGGATTGTTAGGGCGGGGCGGGGCAGTGCGGGGCATGGCTAGGCACGGTTCGGCTTTGTGCGGTTCGGTAGGGCGGGGTTCGGCGAGGATGTTTTTACTTTTAGAAAGATTTGAAAAATGGGTTTGAAGCAATTAGAGATTTCGATTCGTGGTGTGAGTCCGTTGTTGATGCATAACGGTCAGACGGCAGATCCGTTAAACACGTTTAGCAAGCAGTTAAAGGCGGTTAGCGGTAAGCGTAAGAAGACGGAAGAGGACTACGCGGAGATGAGCCGTATCGAGTGGCACGCGGCCTTGTACGTCGATAAAGACGGCAAGCTGATTATTCCATCGACGTTGCTGGAAGCATCGATACAAGATGGTGCGAAGAAGTCAAAGCTAGGCAAGGCTTTCAAGTCTGCGGTGTTCGTTAACGATGACGCGGTTCTGGATATTGGCAGTAAGAAAAAAGCTGTTGATCTTTGGGGCGACGATAAGTATCGAGACGTTCGCGGTGTGCGAGTCGGTCAAGCAAGAATCATGCGAACGAGACCAGTATTCAACCAATGGGCGTGTCAGTTCACGGTTTACTACGACGATGAACAAGTGAACGAAGTCGATGTGATTCGAGCAATTGAAGACGCTGGAACCAAGTCCGGTGTTGGAGACTTTCGGCCAAGGTTTGGTCGGTTTGAAATTGTAGTTTAACGGCAAGGCGCGGCTGGGCGAGGCGGGGTTTGGCCTGGCGGGGCTCGGTTTGGCGAGGTTGCTTATCGCGAGCGAATAGGTCGCGGTAAGTATTGATAAGGTTCGGTTGGGCTGGCACTGGTCAGGCTCGGCAGGGCTAGGTGCGGCATGGCGAGGTTATCTGAATCGGCTGGAAGGCAAGTCTGTAGCGGGAACAAGGTGATATGCCCTCCTTAAAAACGCTGCGTTAAGTGGGTTCGATCCCCACCCGATTCATTGGTTTAAGTTTTGATGGATTCTAAGTGCAAGGAATAAAGCATGGAAAAGAATGGGAATTTGATTCTGACACGGCAAGTCAATCAGCAGATTGTTATTGCCGACGGTGAGATTGTCTTGACGGTGAAACGTATTCAAGGCAATCGTGTCACGATCGGCATCTCTGCGGCTAGGCAGCATGAGCAACAGGATGTGGGTGGATGTCACTTGGATGTTGCGCTGGATGATTCGCTCTGATCTCGATTGCGTCATGCAGATCGAAAAAGAAGTCTTCGATTACCCTTGGTCGCGCGAGGAGTTTTTGATCGCATCGCGTCAATCAAATTGTGCTTCGATGGTGGCAGAACGGAACGGAGAAGTCGTAGGTTACATGGTCTATGAACTTCACAAGGACAGAATTGAATTGCTGGACTTTGCAGTACGGCCACGGTCGCAACGGCTCGGTGTTGGTGCTGCCTTGATCGAACGATTGAAGTCGAAACTAGATCCGCAGAAACGGAGCAAGATCGTATGCGAAGTACGTGAAAGGAATCTTGATGGTCAGCTATTTTTTCGCAACGCTGGTTTCATTTGCACGTCGATTCTTCACGGTTGGTATGCCGTTGAAGAAGAGTCCGTTGCGTATCGAATGGAGTTCAATTCAAGAGGAATTCGAAATGGCTAACTTGTACGTTAAGGTGAAGATCACTTGGTTCTTTCAAACGTCTCCAGCTTCCTTTTCGTTCTATGCCGATCCGAATTGCGATGCGTTTACGAGTGGCAGATTCGACGATTCGCGAACGCATTACGCAGTCGTGGAGATCGTCGGTAATGAAGCGTTGACTCTATCGCGACTCAAGTTGGATCTCGCGGAAACGTTTCGTCATCGAGCTGTTGTCTGGGATGTCAAGCCGATTCGAAAGTATGAGTATCTGGAAGGTATTCAGAGGCTGAAGGAAGAGGAGTGTAGGGCGTGACAGGACCGAAAGACCAGCAAAACAAAACCGGCTACGGTCCGAAAGGTGGCAATAAAGATCCGAGAATTCGTGAGGCTAGAAGTTTACGAAGTCGAGGTAAGACAGACGCTGACCTGCTAGCACTAGGCTACACACGCAACGAGATAGCAAGATCCTTTATTCCGAACTCAGTATCGAAACATGCACGGTGCAGAGTCTGCGGCTGCAAGGCGATACTGAACGAAGATCGTGTTTGTATGGGTTGCGAGCTTGTAGCGAAGATCAAGCGTGAAGGAGTGCAAGAGCCGGAAGTTTACGAACCAGTGAAGAAAGGACGACCTCCAATCGTGAGGCCGGTAAATATGGATCATCCCGCAATTATCAGGAGCAAGAATTGAATGCCGAAGAATTATGAAGCGATTGGAAAGTTGGTGACCTACATCAACAACGCAAGGCTTGCGAAATGAAGAATTCGTTGGTGGCAAAATGAAGTACCAGGAATTCATAGCTAAAAAGCGAAAGCCAGTGGAGTCTACTGGATTCAGCGTTGACGAAAACGACTTGAACAGCAATTTATTCGACTGGCAAGCGAGGATTGTGAAGTGGTCATTGATGCGTGGTAGATCGGCTATTTTTGCGGACTGCGGATTAGGGAAGACACTATGCCAATTAAACTGGGCTGAGCACGTCTATAATTACACGCAAAAGCCGATCGTCATTCATACGCCGGTTGGAGTTCGTAAGCAGACGCAACGCGAAGCGGACAAGTTTGCTATCGATTGCGAAGTCAAGGTAGTTGACGAACCGCGTGAAGTCATCAACGGCATCAACATCATCAACTATGAAAAGCTACACAAGTTTGAGGACGTAGATTTCGGCGGCGTTGTCCTTGACGAAAGCTCGGTACTTAAAGGACTGACAAGCAAGACGCGTCAGCTACTAACCGAACGATATGTTGGAATGCGATTTAAGTTGGCATGTACGGCGACTCCCGCACCAAACGATCACATGGAGCTTGGGAATCATGCGGAGTTCTTAGGGGTTTGTAATTCCGTGGACATGCTTAATCGCTTTTTCTATCACGACTCAGGCGACACTGCAAAGTGGGTACTGATGGGGCACGCTCGTAAACAATTTTGGGCGTGGGTTGCTCAATGGGCGATTTGCATTGCTAAGCCTTCAGACATAGGAGGCAGCGATAAAGGGTACGACTTGCCAGAACTTAATGTTGAGCGGCATTTCGTTTCGGTAGAAAACGAAGTAGCAACTGATGGATTTTTATTCAATGTAGCTGGCATTTCGGCTACGTCGATCCACGATGAGAAGCGACAAACGAACGAGTCGCGATGCAAGAAGGCTGCTGAACTTCTTAAGAACATTGATGGGCCTGCGATTATTTGGTGTGACACTAACTATGAAGCGGACGAATTGAAGCGAGTGATTCCAGAAGCGATAGAAGTACGCGGCACACTCAAAGACTCTGAGAAAGAACGTTTGCTATTTGGGTTTTCCAATGGTGATTATCGGGTATTGATATCCAAGGGTTCTATTGCAGGCGTCGGAATGAATTGGCAACATTGCAACAATATGATCTTCGCAGGGCTAGGTTTCTCTTTTGAAGTCTTCTACCAATCGATTCGTCGTTGTTGGAGGTTTGGCCAAACGAATGCTGTTAACGTGCACGTCATCCTGGCTGAGTCGGAATCTGCTATAAATTCGGTAGTCGCTAGAAAAGAAGCAGACTTCGACGCCATGCGATGCGGGATGTCTGAAGCGATGCGTGACGCAACTCTCGATCAATTTGGCTTGCGAGAGGGCAAGACGTTTTACAAGCCAGCAAAAAAGATGTTAGCTCCGAGTTTTATTCACAATCATATTTACAGTTAGGACAATCATGGAAGAAGTATTGGCACAGCATCAAACAGAGTCGTTCGCAATGTACAACGGTGACTGTTGCGAGTTGATTAAAAGCCTACCAGACGAGTCGGTTGGATTCAGTGTTTATTCTCCACCGTTTGCATCGCTTTATTGCTATTCTGACAGCGAACGTGACATGGGAAACTGCGAAAGCGATGAAGAGTTTTTTGAACACTACAAGTACTTGATTCAAGAGATATATCGAGTACTTAAGCCAGGGAGATTGGTGGCTGTCCACTGCATGAATCTTCCTAGTACGATTCAGCATAATGGCTATATCGGCATTCGTGACTTTCGAGGCGATGTGATCAGAAGCCACGTGCACTCTGGGTTTATTTACCATAGTGAAGTTTGCATATGGAAAGATCCAGTAACGGCAATGCAGCGGACTAAAGCATTGGGATTGCTGCATAAAACAATAGTAAAAGATTCTTCGATGAGTCGTCAGGGGATACCAGACTACGTTTGCGTTTTTCGGAAGCCAGGAAAGAATGCAGATCCCATTGAAGGTGGGTTCGATCATTACGTAGGAGATGAGTTTACAAGCACTGGAAATTATTCAATCGACGTTTGGCAACGCTACGCGTCTCCAGTTTGGATGGATATTAACCAAAGTGACACACTCAACAGAAGGACGGCACGGGACAACGACGACGCGAGGCACATATGCCCACTGCAGCTTGGTGTGATTCATCGCTGTTTGCAATTATGGAGCAAAGAAGGGGACGTAGTTTTGTCGCCGTTTGCTGGCATAGGCAGTGAAGGGTATGAGTCCATCAAGATGAATCGCAAGTTTATTGGATTTGAATTGAAGGAATCGTATTACAAGCAGGCGATTAAGAATTTGGAATTGGCTATTAAGGATCGCACCAAATCGCAAGAGATGATGTTGTTTACATGATCTCCGACGAACGCATTAAGGCAATTGAGCAAGCTGCAAGGCTATACGGTCCTGCAAATTGCTGGACAGGAACGAGCGGAACATTGGCCGCGATGATTATGGAGTTACTCAAAGAGAGGAAACAAATGAACAGACAAGCACGACTAGAAGGATCAACGCGCTGGACAAGTTATGGAGCTGCTTCATTTTTTTACGCGATCAAAGAGGAGGCTATTAAGTCCTCCAAACGTAACAGCCTGTGTGAAGCTACATGGGTGATTGAGTGCAGGGACGAAACGGAACCAGAAACAATTGATACGTTTGAAGTGCAAACGTCGAAACAATTGATACGTTTGAAGTGCAAACGTCGATCCACGCAGAAGTTTTAAATCCAAGAAAGGGTGAATAAGAATGAGTTTGATAGTACCAGAGAATTTAGACCTGTCGAAGCTGGAAGTAGCCAGCGTCGATCTGAGTCAACAGTATTGGACACCGGAAAAGGTCGGTGAGAAGAGACGTATGTTTTTCAGTTGCGTCCAGGAACGTATCGTTCTGGATCAGAAGACTGGTGAGGATATCTTGCTTCCTTGTGCGGTGTTTGTCGAGCCGATCGATGGCGAGGTGAGAACAGTAGTGAACGGTTCGAAACGGTTGGTGGCGGTGTTTGAGAACAACGAGATACCAGTCAATACTCCTGTGCAGATCACGTACAAAGGGAAGAAGAAGAATCGGACGAATGGGAATATGTCGGATGACTGGTCTGTGGTGACTTTGAAATAAGGAGGTGAAGAATGATTGATTTAGAATCAATGAAGGAAGATGTTGCCATCGTCGATCGAGACGAAGCAGCTCGCGAAGAATGGTTATTGAAACGTGCGGGCAAGATTACTTGTAGTCGCTTCGGTGATCTCATGGGAGAGGGTAGGGAGAAGGGTGCGGCGTTTACGCAGACGGGTTACAACTACCTTCGTTTATTGGTAGCTGAGTCGCTTGGTTCGTGGTATTCGATTTCGGCTAGTGCGACGAAGTGGGGTACAGAAAACGAACCGTTAGCGATCGACGAATACCGTGCGAGAACTGGCTATGAAGTCGATTCAAGACCGTTCCAGTACTTTCACTACAACGCTTGGATTGGTGGAACTCCTGATGGGTTAGTCGGTGAAGACGGGTGCATTGAAGTCAAGTGCCCCTACGATCCATCTGTGCACGTTAAGACGCTACTCAGTCGAGAAGTGCCAAAGGAATACGACTGGCAGACGGTGGGGCATCTGTTAGTTACTGGTCGCAAGTGGTGCGACTTCGTAAGCTACGATCCTAGGATGCAGAGTCCGCAAAACTTAGTCGTGATTCGTGTCGAACGGAGCGAGCCGAGGATTGAGTTTTTGAAGTCTAGATTGATGCTGGCTATAACCGTGCTGGATGAGATGTTCG